CTTGAGCTTAAAGCCGAACTGTCGGACTATTGGTGGTCCGCTATCTACCAGCAGAGCCCTAAATCTATAGGTGGTAATGTGTTCAAAGAATCAGGGCTTCGCTACTATTTGCCAAAGGACTTGCCGGCAAAGTTCGACAAGGTTATTGCGAGCTGGGACTGTACTTTCAAGGATACCGACGGAACCGACTATGTTGTCGGCCAGGTATGGGGCAAGCATGGCTCAAATAGTTACTTGCTGGCCCAAGTGCGCGCGAGAATGAGCTTTACCAAAACGGTTAAGGAAGTTGTCGCGTTGCGTACTGCATGGCCGCGCACCCGCGAGATACTTATCGAAGACAAGGCCAACGGGCCTGCGGTAATTGATACGCTAAAGGCCAAAGTGCCGGGGATAATACCGATAGAGCCTGACGGCTCGAAGCTGGCCAGGGCGCACGCGGTAACGAGTTACTGGGAAGCGGGCAACGTGTGGCTGCCACATTCCGACCTCTTCCCGTGGGTTAAGGAGTTGGTCGCGGAGTTGACGACGTTTCCTGCTGCTGCCAATGATGACCAGGTTGACGCGTTGACCCAAGCGTTGCGCCGACTCTATCCTCTGTTCAATACGCTGAAAATCAGTCAGGCGGCAATTGATAAAGCTAGGGGGCGTTAAATATTCCCCCACTGTTCGGCCATCGCGTCTGCAATGCCTTGATACGTCCGGCTTCGCTCTTTCCAACGATCATCACTCGGGCCTAATTTATTTTGGCCGCTGTCGCACTGGTTACCCCAACGAGGCTTCGCGACATTTTCGCCGTTACAATTCGGGCAGCCGTATTTATCGTCATTAGGAACCTCAAGCCCGCAGCAAATAAGTCGAGGGGGGATGTGCAAAGTCGGTTTCAGTAAAGGCAACCCGTGTAACCATAAGCATGTCGCCTTGCTTGCGTCATCCCCGAACTGATGAGGTTGAATAATTTGATCAGGCTTGCGCACGATAGTCGACAATTTGCCGACAGGATTCTCAACGGCTCGCAGTGGGATATGTGCAGTTTCATCACCGTCAATGAACATGCGAGCAAATATAATTGCCTCCTTTGCATGCTCGATTCGAGGACGTCCGTCGGCTTCTACACGTCCCCGCTTGACCCAGTGCCACCCGCTACCGCAAACATATGTACAATCGGGGAATGCAATTACCATGTCCCAGTGTTGCGGCAATAAATCCCTGACGTCCCCTTGATAGTGATAGGGGCTATCGTCTTCGCTGGGCAACAAGTCGCACGACAGGACGTCATGATCCAGTTTTAAAAATGCGTTACGCACTCGACCTGAGTATTCATTGGATATTAAGATTCGCACGGTATGACCTCACTAACCATATAGGTGAAAGTTGCGCCGACTCTATCCTCTGTTCAATACGCTGAAAATCAGTCAGGCGGCAATTGATAAAGCTATGGGGCGTTAATATTTTTTCGAAATGATGTTGCAGTATTCAACCCATTCATTTTCGCACATTTCAGGATTACCCGACGTTGGTGTAGCACGCTGGGCACCGTTAGCCTCACGAGTGTGCCGAATAATGCGGCCTGTTGAAAGCTTAATGTCCTTGCGTATTGGCTGCTCGTTCGCTTTAAAGTTTGACATGACCCTGACTCCCTATAGTTAATTAACGAAACCCATATTTCTGCATCAACACGGACGTTGCGGCGCGTTCTGGTCCGGTTACATAGTCGAGAAGAGATTCGGCGTCGGTGTCGGTGACTTCATCATATGCCGCTTGTTCAGTGATCCCGTAGGTTTTTGCGATGTTGCTTAAAATTGCATTTTTGCTTGCACTGTCGATCACTGCTAAAAATTTTGAAGTGTTCATGATCCTGACTCCCTTTCGTTATTTGACGGTTTCATTATAGGTAAGTAATTTAGCTAAGTCAACAACTATTTTTAAATGCTACAATGCCCGCATAAATAACCCGGAGTGTCAACCATGCCCCCGTCAACATCATTGCGCAGGAACCAACAGGCAGCCAACAAGGGGGACGGTCTGCGACGCGCAGCCAACAAGGCCCGCACCATGGCCGCAGATAGCTCGACGACAAAACCATACAGCTACCCGATACAACCACCGAAGCTTTTTGCTGGCGTGGCGCCTGCTGGCGTGACTGTCCCAGTGATGGCCATGGACTTGAACCCATACACCTTCGCGTCCGAAATGTTCCCTGGCGGCGGCTTCCCGGGCTTCCCGTACCTGGCGCGACTGACTACCCGTCCGGAATACCGCGCCTTTGCGGCAGCAATATCGACCGAACTTACCCGCGAGTGGATCGAATTCAGTAGCAAGCAGGATGACGCTACCGACACCGCCGATAAAATAAAGCAGATCGAGGCTGAATTTAAACGCATGGACATTCGCGGGCAGATCCAAAAGGCCGCCGAGCATGATAGTTTTTTCGGGCGCGCGCAGCTGTTCCTTGAGATTGAAGGGGCCGACCGTGATACACCGCTGATTTTGAGCAAGAATACGATTAGGACAGGCAGCTTAAAGCGCGTCGTGCCAGTTGAAGCAATGTGGACTACGCCCGCCGGATACAACGCGCTCGACCCCGCCGCCGCCGACTTCTACAAGCCCTCGAAATGGTTCATGCTGGGTCAAGAGGTACACGCCTCGCGCTTGCTTACCGTAATCACCCGCCCGCTGCCTGACATGTTAAAGCCAGCGTTCAATTTCTCAGGGATGAGCATGTCGCAGCTCGCAGAACCTTACGTCGACAACTGGCTGCGCACGCGGCAAAGCGTGGCTGACCTGATTAATAATTTCTCGATCACCGCGCTATCGACTGCAATGGATCAAATATTGCAGGGTGACGATGATGGTGCCGGCCTTATGTCTCGTGCCGATTTGTTCACTGCCACTCGAAGCAATAAAGGACTGATGCTCTTGGACAAAGAGCGCGAAGAGTTGGTGCAGGTCAACACGCCGCTGTCAGGGTTGCACGAGCTACAAGCGCAAAGTCAGGAACACATGTGCAGCGTGTCGCGCATTCCGGCCATAGTGTTGACCGGCATTTCCCCGAGCGGGCTTAATGCCAGCAGTGATGGCGAGATACGGGTGTTTTACGACTGGATTGCCGCGCAGCAAGAAGCCCATTGGCGTAACCCGATTGAAACGATACTTAAGATCGTGCAGCTCTCGCTGTTCGGCGAAATTGATCCTGATATTGAGTTTGCGTTCGTACCACTGTACCAAATGACACCGAAAGAAGAGGCTGAGATACGGACGGCAGACGGCGCGACGGATTGTGCCTATGTTGCCGCGGGTATCCTTGATCCGAGCGAGGTTCGCGATAAATTGGCCAAAGATCCAAACAGCGGATATAACGGGCTAGATACTTCGGTCGAGTTGGTGCCGCCTGATGATGATGAGGACGAAGAGGCGCCACCAGGTGACCTCGGGCAAGACTCGGATTTTAAAGAGGGTGACCACCCCCGCGACAAAAGTGGTAAATTTGGATCGGGTAGTGGTGGTGCAACTAAAAGCGAAAACGCCACGTCGCCTGGGCTTAATGATGCCGAGCGTAAAATCGAAACGGATTTTCATGACGCAATTGACGCGCATGGTGCACAGCTCGTGCGCGATTATGCGAAAGAATTCGGCAACACTATCGACCCTGATGCTGTCAAATTATTGAATCCTGAATTTAGAAATAACCCCGATCTAGCTGCAGCAGTGCATGAACCCAGTTCGCGCCTTGCTAAAATGATATTTAAGGACGCGCTTGACCGTAAAGCCGCCGCAGGTGATATTTCCCCGACAGTGTTCACGGCGGGCGGTAGCGGTTCGGGTAAGTCGACAACAATGCCGCAGGCACTTAAAGCTCTTGACGCAAGTGCCGACGGCCTTATTTATGATTCGGTGCTATCGAACCCGGCGTCTGCAAAATCTCGTATTGACCAGGCTCTTGCTACCACGAAGGGGCCTGTCGGTATTGCGTACACTAATGCCGACATAGAAACCGCGCTAGCTCAAAATGCACTGCGCGCTAGATCGGTGTCAATTGATACTTTGGCGACAGCGCACGCGGGGGCTTCTGACACTTTGCGCGACCTTGCCGATCATTACAAAAATAACCCCCGTGTAAAAATCACGGTTATGAACAATTTAGGTAAGCCGGTCGATGTTGCGGTGGGCTCAATTGACGACGTACCTACTTATGAAAAATTTACGTTGCGTAAACGGCTGGTCGGGGTTGCGCAGACATTGCTTGATGCTGGAAAAATTGATAAGAATAAATTTGACCTCCTTTTAAAATAGTTGTTGACATAGATAAATTACTTATCTATAATGAAACCGTCAAATAACGAAAGGGAGTCAGGGCCATGAAAGATTATCAAGCAAGCCAGTCTGCAAGAAGCGTGTTGGTTCAAGGATTGCAGGCAGTTAATCCTAAATTGGTAAGAGGTCAGGATTGCGTGACTGCTGCCAAAAATATCAGGACCGAATTGAAAGCGGCTTTTCCTAAAGTTAAATTTAGCGTCACGAGTGATAAATTTGCCGGCGGAAATGCCGTAAGAATTACATATACTGACGGTCCATGTTCCGAAAGCGTTGAAGCCATTTGCGAAAAATATCAAACCGGCAACTTCAACAGCATGGAGGATCTTTACGAATACGACAACGATAATCTTTGGACTGATGCGTTCGGATCGTCAAAGTATGTGACAGTCAATCGTAACTTTTCTGACGCGTCGATTGCGGCGGCCATTGAAATAGTTAACGCTAAATACGGCGAAACGTTAGCGACAGTTGAGGATTACAGGAACGGGAACTGCAGACACAGACCTTCCTCTGCGATGAGCAACTACGACGTGCAGAGTTTAATTTATCAAGCAATGAGAATAAGAGGTGATCAAAATGTTTAACGTTAACGATATGAAATGGGTCGAAGAGCAGGCCAAACTTGAAGACGCCGCCGAACAGGAAAAAGTCAATAAGGCGGCTAAGGTGTGGGACGCGGCGGTTAAAAATGACAAAGAAGCCAAAGACGGCAAGTAGCGTCCACGCTAATCGTGGCGTCGAAGCGAAATATCGCAAAGCCCTGACGCGTATGGTTGCTGAAATGCATGCGTCGGTTGAATATTGGGTAACTGCGGCTTATCGCAAAGACCCGCCGCGCATGCTGGCACTTGCCGAGGACGCGAGCCCGTCCGATAAAATGAAGCGCGTCATGGCTGACCTGGCTAAACGTTGGATCGCCCGCTTCGACGAATGGGCGCCGAAAATTGCCGAGGCTTATTTGCAGGGAATGTTTAAAGCCAGCGACAGCGCGTTCCGGGCGTCACTTAAAGATGCAGG